TTACTAAATAGTGTGAGACCCAAAAAGCGGTATGCAAAGTGGGATAAGAAAGAAGATCATGGTGACCTTGCCGCTATCAAAGAATACTTTGGTTATGGCGACTCTAAAGCATTGCAAGCACTCACCACACTGACTAATGCTCAGATAATCGAAATAAGAAAAAGACTTGAAAAAGGTGGAAGAAATGCTTGAAACTCTCGTTGAGGTTCGCTTCAAAGACGATGATGATTTCCTCAAGATTCGTGAGACACTGACTCGTATTGGTGTTGCATCACGAAAGGACAAAACAATTTATCAGTCGTGTCATATTCTTCATAAGCAAGGGCGGTATTACATCGTCCACTTCAAGGAACTGTTTGCTCTGGATGGTAAACCAAGTAACTTTGGAGATGAAGATAAGGGACGCAGAAACACAATCGCAAATTTGATTGCAGAGTGGGGTTTAGTTGAGTTAGTAGAACCAACAAAATCATCTGAACCAGTAGCACCATTGTCGCAAATAAAAGTATTACCACATCGCGAAAAGAATGAGTGGAATTTGGTGGCAAAATACAATATTGGTAAAAAAATAGATCGGTCTTGACAAAGTTCTCGATTTGTGGTATAAATAAAAAAGCACATGCCAAAAGGGTGTGCGTATTTTAACTCGCTTAAAAAGGAGAAGCACTATGGGTGCAATTGAAAAATTTGGTATAACATTCCCTAAAGGGTTTGATCAATTCTTTGTCGGTTATGACAAGATGTTCGATGAGATGCAGAAATTTCACGACAATGCAACGAAGAACATTCCTAACTACCCACCGTTCAACATTAAGAAAACTGCGGAGAACACTTATGTCATCGAAATGGCAGTCGCAGGATTCGGTAAGTCCGATGTTACTATCGAAACGGAAGGCGATAAACTGGTCGTCAAAGGTAATGCTGAGAATGATGAAGCAGATGTTGACACCTTGTATCAAGGTTTGGCATTACGTCCATTCACGCGCATGTTTACACTCAACGATTCAGTCGAAGTCCAAAACGCAGAGATGATTAACGGTTTACTCCGAATCACTTTGGAGCGACTCATTCCAGAGTCACAGCGTAAGCAAATCTCAATCAAATAAATAGAGGGGACGCAAAGTCCCCTTTTTGACTATAGGAGAAAACATGAAACTATCTAAGAATTTTAGTCTCGCAGAGTTTACTAAATCACAAACTGCGGAACGCAAGGGTATCGACAACACTCCAGAAGGAGACCACATGGATGCGGCAGTCGCACTTTTTGAAAATGTCGTTCAACCAGTTCGTGATCACTTTGGTCCTACTGTTATCAATTCTGGGTATCGTTCCCCTGATCTTAATGCTGCTGTTGGTGGAAGCAGTAAGTCCCAACATTGCAAAGGACAAGCGGCAGACATCGAAGTACCGGGAGTAGCAAATGCTGATCTCGCTAACTGGATTGTCGAGAACCTCGACTTTGACCAAGTTATCCTTGAGTTCTACACACCGGGTATTCCAGACTCTGGTTGGGTTCATGTATCCTACAAAGCAGATGGTGATAACCGTAAGTCTATTCTGACTGCATCTCGTGTAGATGGTAAAACAGTTTACTCTGAGGGAATTAATTCATAAAACTTCTGCAACTTGTTGATTCTAAACAAGAAAAAAAGTTAAAAATAATTGAAAAAATGTGTTGACCTTTTCTCTCAGTTTGATATACTACCTATGTTGATTGAGAGAGAGGTAACATTATGAACGAAGCAATCCAAAACCTGATGAACCGCATTGTCGAAGACTACAACCAGTGGACTTTCCGTGTTGCTAAAGGTGAGTTGAGCGAACACAACAAAGTGATGATGCAAGAGTTTGCAGATAAAATCGATTTCACTGAAGGTCGCAAATACATTCGTATCATTCAGAACCGCAGTGTTTGGGGTTTCATTGTCGCGACTGATGAAGACAAAATCTTTAAGAAAGGTGACATTCTGATGGCGGCAGGTTACAACAAACCTGCACGGAACAAAGCACGAGGCAACATCTTTGACCTCGACAACACCCGCGTTGAATGGACGGGTGCTAACTACTTATGATGAAAGGAATAGAATGACTTACGCGACAAAAGAAAAAACAATCCTCGTAGACTGTGATGGCGTACTCCTTGATTGGGAGTATGCCTTTCACGGTTGGATGACTCGGCACGGTTACGCGATGTGCCAAGACGGTTTCGATATGTACAAGATTCACGAACGGTATGCGATGGCAAAACCAGATGCGAAACGACTCGTTCGGATGTTTAACGAGAGCGCACAGATTCGGAAGTTGCCTCCTCTACGTGATGCAATCAAGTATGTGAAGAAGTTGCACGAAGAACATGGTTATGTGTTTCACGCGATTACCAGTCTGAGTAATGATCAGTATGCACAACATCTGCGGACAAAGAACCTCCGCGAGTTGTTCGGTGAGACTGTGTTTGAAAAGTATGTCTATCTCGACACTGGTGCTGATAAGGACGAAGCATTGGAAGAGTATCGTGACACCGAATGCTATTGGGTGGAAGACAAACCAGAGAATGCTAACCTTGGTGACGCGGTGGGACTCACTGCGATTCTAATGAACCACGCGCACAACGAAGATGAAGAGATCAACGAAGGCGTGACTCGTGTATTGAATTGGAAAGAAATCTATGATACAATTACAGGATGAGATTTTACACAAACTTTTATTCTAAAGGCGATACAGTCTTCATTCGCGGTTACGACAATGGTCGTCGCGTGGTTGATCGTATTGATTATTCACCAACACTCTATGTACCGTCACGCAGATCAACTGAGTGGCAGACGGTGCTTGGGGAACCTGTTGAACCGATGGAGTTGGGAAGCATCAAGGAAGCACGAGACTTTGTGTCTCGCTACGAGGATGTGGACAACTTTAAAATCTACGGCACAACCAACTGGGCATACGCATGTCTCAACGAACACTACGGCAAGGACTTTGATCCAGATGTAGTGAAGGTTGCAAACATCGATATCGAGGTTGGTAGTGAAGAAGGTTTTCCTGATCCAGAACTCGCGAACCAACCAGTGACTGCAATTACGATGTCAGTCAATGGACACTATTATGTCTTTGGAGTGGGTGAATACGATAAAAAGGGACAAGATAATGTCTCTTACATCGACTGCAAAGGTGAGCGACGACTGCTTGATGTCTTCCTCGATTTTTGGGAACGCACTGACGCAGACATCATTACAGGTTGGAACGTGGATGGATTCGATATACCCTACTTGATTAATCGTATCACAAAACTCATTGGAGATAAAGAGGCACGACGATTGAGTCCTGCGAAGTGGATTCAAGAGCGCACCTTTAAGGGCAACTTTGGTAAAGAGACAAAGGAGTATACACTCGTCGGTTTGGCAGTTCTTGACTACCTGCAACTCTACAAGAAGTTCACCTACTCACAACAAGAGTCTTTTAGATTAGACCACATTGCTTTCGTCGAGTTGGGCGAGAAGAAACTTGACTACTCTGAGATGGAGACACTCCATCAGTTACACAAACTGGACTACCAAAAGTTCATTGCCTATAACATCAAAGATGTTGAGTTGGTGGACAAACTTGAAGACAAGATGCGTCTCATCGAGCAAGCACTCACGATTGCTTATGATGCAAAGGTGAACTACGGTGATGTCTTCACGCAGGTACGCATGTGGGACACACTGATTCACAACTATCTGCTTGAACGGAAGATTGTGATTCCTCCCAAGGATTTCCAAGGAAAGGATTCTAAGTACGAGGGTGCGTATGTCAAAGACCCTCAGACAGGGTTGCATAAATGGGTGATGAGTTTCGATTTGAACTCGCTGTACCCACACTTGATTATGCAGTACAACATCAGTCCAGACACATTTGCCGAGGGCGAGTATCAAGATGTATCGCTAGACAAAATCATCGACGGTGAGATTAAAGCACCGCAAGAGATGTGTCTGACTGCGAATGGATTCTATTATCGAAAAGATATTCAAGGGTTCTTGCCAGAGATGATGGAATTGATGTATAATGAACGAGTGCTTTACAAACAAAAAATGATTGAAGCACAGAAAGAACTTGAAGAAGTAAACAA